GAGCTCGCCACTGAGCAGCTCGCTGGCGTCGTCGCTCTCCTGCTCGCTGACCGCGGCGCGCTGCCGAACCACCCCGCGATCATCGAGTACGCGAACGCCCAGCAGGGCGGCTCCGCGACGGTCAAGGCTTCGGCTCTGGGCCTGATGGGCTACGACCTTCCGGCCGCGACTGCCGAGGGCTCGAGCATCAGCAACACGGCGCTCTCCGACGCGACCGCTTCGCTGACCATCGGCAAGAAGGGCAAGGTCTACACTGCGACCTCGCTGGCCCGCCTGCTCGACCCGACCGGCACGCTCAACTCCCAGGTCTTCGCCGCTGACGCGGTGGCCTCGGGCATGGCGTGGGACCTGTACCAGATCGCTCAGCTGATGGACAACTTCAGCACCACGACCGGGACGACCGGCACGGACGCGAGCGCTGCGACTATCCTCGACGCCATCACCGCGCTCGAGATCGCGAAGGTGCCCGGCCCGTACCTGTCGATCATGCACCCCCGCCTGTACGCCGACATCCGCGACGACATCGCCCTGAACTCCGGCGGCGCGGTCCAGTGGAACGCCGACTCGCAGGCGATGCTCTCGATCATGCACGGTCTCGGCGCGCAGCCCCGGCTGTTCGGCGTGGACGTGATGACGAGCACCCACTGCCTCGACGACTCGACCGATGTCTGGGGCGGCGTCTTCGGACGCGGCGCCATCATCTACGGCTGGGCCTCCCCCTCCGTGCTCGACCTTTCCAGCGACCAGGTCGTCCTGGTCGGGCGCTACCTCTTCGACCGCATCCGCACCGCGCTGGCCGACACGACCGGGTGGGCCATGCACCAGTACACCGGCGTCGTCGAGCTGATCGACGCGGCTGGCGTCAGCATGCAGGCGGGCAACTCGTAGGATACTGATGGCGTCTTCGTCCGACTTCTTCGTCCGTGATTCCGGCCCTGCGGTTGCGCCTTCTGGTCCAGCCGCAGGGTCGGCGTTCACGCCGAATGTCACAGGCCACCAGCGCGGCACTCCTGCGCCGAAGTGCGAGCCGCATTGCGCGTTCGTGCTGACGCACCACCCGAACCGGTGGGGTGTGCAGGGCGGCAAGATCCGGCCCATTCTCGGGCGGATGCCGCTGGTCTCTGGTATCGGCGGCTGCGAAGACGGACCCAACGGCACGGTCAAGGCCGGCACGGCTCGGAACAACACCGAGTCGAAGGGCTGGACGCTCATCCCCTACGATTCGCTGCCGAAGTCGCAGGCTCATCGGGGCTCGTACCTGTACAGCCTGAAGGACTCCGGGCGACCTGATGTGATCCTGCCCTACTGGGCGCGGGCATACGCCGGCAGCACGGCGCTCCGGGCTGACCTGGATCTCAAGTATGAGTTCCTGGACCACCTCGTCTCTTCCGGTGTCGTGCCGGAGGTTCCTACCTACGTGATTGAGCGCTGTCTCGACGACGCCAAGGCCCGCTTCGAGCGAGCCGCGGACAAGGCGCAAACGGTGCCATCGTGGAAGCCGAAGGCGAAGGCCATCGGTGACGAGGTCAAGGTACTGGAGAAGGAGCTCAAGGCCCGCGCTGTCGAGCCTGTTGCCGTCGGTGGCGGCTACACGCCGGAGACCAGCGGTGTCTAGTCAGCGCAACGACAACGAGACGATCAGTCGAATGACTGACCGGATTCGCTCCGAGGGCTACGACAAGGGTCGGGCTCGACAGATGGCAGAGGACTCGATGCGTCGAGTCGACAAGCAACGAGAAACCAAAGAGCGGGCCGGCAGCACGCACAAGTAGCAGTAGCCGATCCCCGATGGAGAGGGAGCCATGACCAGTCCGACAGGAACGCCGTTCAACCTCCGCAACGACCGCATCCGCATCGACGCCACCGGCACAGCGCCCGTCGAGCTCCAGAAGGGCTCCGGCGTTCCGACGCACACCGCAACCCGCGGCACGCTCTACCTGCGTACCGACGCCGCCGCCGACGCTGGCGCGTACCAGAACGTCGACGGCTCGACGACCTGGGTCCTGCTGGAGACGGCCGACGTTCCCTACAATGAGGTGGAAGTCACGATCGCCACTGGCGATGTCGCGACGATGAACGCCACCCCCGTCGAGGTCATCGCCGCACCCGCCGCAGGCAAGGCGCACATCGTCGAGTCGTGCCGCTGGTTCCTGGACTACGCGACGACTGCCTACGACGCTGCCGCTGCTGGCGACACGCTGGTGCTCAAGTACACCGACGGCTCTGGCGCCGCGGTCGTGGACGCCGTCGCTGGCGACGCCATCGGCGCTGCCTCTGCGGACTACCACACCATCGTCCGCCCCGTCGCTGAGCTGATTCCGGTGGCCGCTGCTGCCGTGGTCGCCCACATCAACACGGGCGAGTGGTACGGCGCTGCGGGCGACTCTCCGCTGAAGGCCCAGGTCGTCTACCGAACCGTCACACTTGCCTTCTGATGGACGGGCGAGACCTCAAGCGCGCTGAGTTCAAGGCGCGGGCCGCGGCTCGCATCTTCGCCCGTCGTTCGCAGATCGCGCCGGTCCCGGCTTCTCAGTCGGAGGCCGACGAGCCGTCGGTGACTACCACCCGCGGCGTCGTGACTGCGACCTACCCCGACGGCTGGGCGTTCCGCTACCACGAGCATGCCGGCGAGCGCGGCGCCTTCCGCGTCGTCATCGTCGGGCGAGGTGACTGATGGCTGAGTGGATCGAGTACCAGGCCAGGTACGCCACGCAGGAGATCGAGCGGGAGCGCCCGACCGACCTCCGGCTGCTGGTGTACGAGGCGGGCAGCCTGTCGGCTCCTGCTTCCGGTACGGTCTCGGTCTACAATGCCAGCAACGTCGCCGTCGTGGACGGGGTCGCTGTCACCGTAGCCTCGTCCATCGCGACCTACGAGGTACAGACCTCGGCGCTTACTGACCAGCAGTACGGCGCCGGGTGGCGCGTGGAGTGGTCGCTCGTCATGGGCGACACCTACACCCACGTCTTCCGTGAGGAGGCGTCGCTCGTCCGCGTGCGGCTTCACCCGGTCATCAGCGATGCGGACCTCCTGCGGCTTCACCCTGACCTGAACTCGTACCTGCCTTCGGGCGCGAGCTCGTGGCAGGACCAGATTCTCGAGGCATGGCGGGCAGTGACGGACCGGCTCGAAGGAGCAGGGCGCCGCCCGTATCTGATCATGTCTCCGAGCGCCCTGCGGCCGGTACATCTCGCAGGCACGCTCGAACTCATCTGCCGCCTCTGCGCTGGCGCTGGCGCGCCGGATAACCGCTGGCACGTCCAGGCGGACCGCTACGCCCACGAGCGCGAGCAGGCGTGGTCCCGGCTGGTCTTCGACTACGACACGGCCGACGACGGCACAGGCGACCAGACACGCCGCAGGGCTGCCCGTCCGCAGCTCTGGCTAGCCGGCAGGGGGTAGGTAGTGACCATCACCCTCGCAGGCGTCAGGCAGACGATAGCGGCTCGTGTCGAGCTGCTGTCGGGTTGGTCTGAGGCGCCCGTGGCGTGGGATGCCTTCTCGTGGACCGGAGTCCCGGAGGCGATGCCCTCGACGACGGCTCATCGGTCGTTCGCCATCGGCATCACCGACACCCGTGCTGTAGGCGAGCGGCACCGGTCGCACTTCATGGCGCGCAGCACGGTCGTCGTGCGCTCGCTTCACCGGCTGTCTCCTGCGGCTGCCGGGCCGGTTGCGTCTGTCGACGCCGCACTCGCGGCCGAGTTGCTGTTGATTAAGCAGCTGGACACCCGCTGGGTCGCCGCCGGCGCCGCGGTTGAGTTGACCTCGTACTTTGCTCGCAGCCGGAGGACGACAGCGCCGTCCGGCGAGTGGATTCTGATTGAAGATGAGTTCGCCGTGGACCACATCGTCGACCTCTAGGAGCACGTAGCATGGCTATCCCGACTGTCCCCATTTGCCTCCGCGATGTCGTCGTGACCTTCAGCGACGCCACCGGCACGCCCATCTCCGCGACCGCCGTCTACGAGGAGGGCAACTTCTCGATCTCCGGCATGCAGGAGGGCGACAAGGCGGTGAACTACTTCCGCGACCGCGGCGACGTGTACGGCGCGCGGTACGGCGACCAGGAGCCGGTCGACGTGTCGATCACCCTGCACGCCACGACCGTCTACGAGGGCACAGAGAAGATCCCGCTCGACGCGGTCAACAAGACCGGCGCCTTCTCTGCCGGCGCCAGCACGTGGGGAACCGAGGATGTCGACCCGTGGCACGTTCGGATCGTGGCTGCCGTCGAGGGCGCGGACCGGGGCGGCGCTGACCAGACGATCACGATTCCGTACTTCAGGGGCAAGGCGACCATCAGCGACGGCAGCCCGATGACCATCGAGATCAGCGGGCAGGCGTGGCCGAAGGGCGCAACCGCCGCCGTGACGCGGGCCTAGCCGATGGCAGACGAAGAGACCACCGGCCTTCCCGCGACCGTCGAGATTCTCGGAGGCGCACGCGTCGTCGTCGCTCCGTCGATGGCAGTCCGCGAAGACCTCGTCATGCAGGCTGGGCAGGCATCCGGCATGGGGCTGTTCCGTGTCGCTGCTGCCGTCCTGTGCGGCTGTACGGCGTTCGGGCCTCCTGGCCTGACCTGGCAGTCGGTCAGCTACGACGTGCTGCGCTACGGAGACGCCGCCTACACGTGGTTGCGCCAGCGTGGGCTGAGCCGGTCGGATATGTGGTCTACGGCGCTGCCGCTCATCGAGTCGATGGGTGCAGTGCTGTTCCCGCGTGAGGCAGAGGTTGACGAGGTCGCGGGTTTCTCCGCAGCCGACGAGGACGGGCAGACCTCGCCGGCTACAGACTGAGCCTCCGGTATGGGGGCGGCGATGTCCACTGGTTCGAGCGCCTGCCCCGTGAGGACCAGACACTTGTGCTCGCCGTCGCAGTAGTCGACGCCGAGGACGCGCGGAGGTAGCCGTGTCCGTTCGGTTCGTCGCAGACGGAGCAGAAGTCACGCTCGATGACGGGCTGCTGGACTTCGTGCAGTCCGCGCTTGCCGCGACGATGACCGCCACCGCAAAGGTGCTCCGCGAGAACGCCGAGCAGGTTGCGAAGGATGCCCGCCGGGACTGGTACGGGCCTGACGGGGTGAAGCGCAAGACCGGGCTCAGCGGCGACATTCAGGTCCGCGAAACGATCGACATCATCAAGGGCGAGATCACAGTCTCCGTTGGCTCGACGGACCGACGCCGCGCTGGTGGCAAGCCGGTGCCGCTGTTCGTCCACCGCCCCGGGCGCACCTCGACGGTGCTCCAGAAGACGACGCCGGAGGTGTACTTCTCGACGCCGGAAGTGATGCGCGGACCGTGGCTGCCGACAACTCCGAAGAAGACGCCGCAAATCTTCATCCGCAACCCGAACGCCTCGGACGGTAAGAAGTTGATCGAGGTCCTCGTGAAGGCTCCGATGCGGAAGCGAACCCGCGCGATGGTGCGTGGCATCTCTGAGGAACTCCGACGCAATGGGTAATCCAGTCCTCGGAATCGACGTAACCGCCCGGCTCGATGCGTTCCGCGAGGAACTCAAGAGCATCCCCGACATCGGCGCGAAGGAGGCCCGCGCGCTGACGACTCAGCTCAGCCGCGAGATCAAGAAGGCAGAGAAGACAGCAAAGAAGAGCGGCGACGCGGTCCAGAAGTCGAACATCAAGACTGCGGCGACGTGGGAGGCAGTGGCCGACGCGGTCAAGGGCGCGACCATCGTGGCGTCTGCGTTCGGCGTGGCTGCCGTCGGAGCCGTGGCGCTGGCTGCGAAGGGGATGAAGGCGCTTCTCTCCGAGACGCTTGAGCTGTCTGAAGAGTGGAACGCGCTCGGCAAGGAAGCCCGCGGTGTCGGGCTGGCCGTCGAGGAATTCCAGCGCATCGAAGGCGCGCTCGCACTGTTGACCAAGAACGGCGTGGACGCCGAGCGGGCGATTCAGGACTTCCAGAAGCGGACCGGCGAAGCAGTGCCGGACCTCGCAGCAATGGCCGACGAGATGGCCGCTATGGAGTCGCCTGCCCAGCGGACGACTCTGGCCCTGACTCTCTTCGGAGAGCGCGCAGGCCGCGGCATGGCACAGGCCCTTGCACAGGGCGGCGACGCTGTCCGCGAGGCCATTGCTCAGATCGAAGCGCACGGGCTTGTCACCGCCCAGACGGTGGTCGAGTCGGAACGCTTGCAGGACGCAATCACTCTTGCGACGCAGGAGTGGGACTCATTCGTGCGGGCCGGTCTCGGGCCGGTCGTGCCGTCGCTGACTGCGATTCTGGTGGTGTGGCGCGAACTGATGAAAGAGTTCCGCGTCGGCTCCGAGGACGACATCCGCGGCGCTGGAGAGGCGCTCGGAGACGGGCTTGTCCGCGCGGCCATCAATGCGAGCGTCGAGATCAAGTCGTTCGCGCTCGACGTGCAGTTGGCCTTTGAGCCCATCGGCGCGACGATCGAGGGCGTGATCCTCGGCTTCCAAGCTGTCGAGGCTGCGATTGCCGGAAACATGGCAGCCGCAAGCAATCTGTACGAGATGGCGAAGTCGAAGGGCGGCGAGGCTGTAGATGCCACGCTCGCGCTTGCTGACGGCTGGCGTGCGAATCGGGCAGAGGTACAGGCGTTTCGCTACGAGCTGACGATGGCAGCCCGCGAGGCGAAGGCCATCGCAGAGGCGCCGGCAGGACCCGGCCCGGGCGGCGCTGGAGCCGACACTCCCGGCGCTGCTGGTGGTGGCGCTGGCGCCGGAGCGGTCAAGAGCCAGCTTGCCGAAGCCCTCGACGCCGAACGCGAGGCTGCCGCAGAGCGGATCACGCTGAAGGATGAGACCGCCGCCTATATCGACGAGGTCGACCAGGCGAAGCACGACGCTGCAATGTGGCGTATTCAGGAGCAGGCGAACGCGCAGCGCGAGGCTACAGAGATGGTCGTTGGCGCCTATGCGTCGATGGCTTCTTCTATCGGCGGGCTTGTGGCGGACATCGCTACTGCCGTCGCGAACAGTGCGGAGGAGGGCTCCGAAGCTCAACTCAAGGCGCTCCGCACGGCATGGGCCGCGGAGTCCGCTGTCGCTGTGCTCCAGGCCGGCGTCAACATCCCGCTGTCGATGTCCAACGCGTTCGCCAACGCGCCGAACCCCATCGTTGGCGGAATCATGATGGCTGCCGCTGCTGTCGCGTCCGGCGCTGCGTTCGCTGCCGTCGTCGCGAAGGCGTCGCAGGGTCCTCCGTTCCACATGGGCGGCGCCATCACCACTCGCGGGCTTGCTCCCGACGAGGTGCCGATCACTGCGATGGAGGGCGAGACGATGGTCAGCGCAGCGGACACCCGCGCTGCTGGCGGCTCTCGCGGCGTGATGGACGCGGTTCGCGGTGGCGGTGATGTCCGGGTGGCATTCCAGATTGGACCGCGAGTGGTGGACGAGCAGACCCACGCTGCGCTCCGCACGGGGCAGGGGACTACTTACAATGCGTTTCGCACTGTCCGCCCGCGCAGGGTCGGCCGGCATGACCCGTACTCGGTGAGGTAGCGCATGGGCTCGGACGTTTCCCCGACATACCTCCGCGGGCTCGGCATCCTCGACGAGCGGTGCTGCTACGAGAACGTCACGGCTCGCGGCGTGGCTGGCACGTCCAGCGACTACGACGAGGCGTCGCCGTATGCCGGCACGCCAGAGCCCGGGCAAGAGTCCGCAATGTCTCTGGAGGCGCGTGGGACGCCGTCGCAGAGCGCAAACGTCAAGGTGCTGCTTCAGCGCGCCGGGGTGCCGGGTCTCGAGGAGGCGGGCTTTGTATGGAAGTCCGAGAAGGACGCGACGGACTACTTCGGCTGCGACACCCCGAATCTTGTCACCGGATGGGAGACGCTCATCTGGGAGGACAACAGCGCGATCGAGCACGACCCGATCCCGCACGTCATCCGGCTTCAGTCCGGCAACCTGCTTGCCTTCGCTGGGCAGTCGAAGATCGGGACGCAGCCGGTCCGCATCTACCGCTACACCGTCAGCACCGGGACGTGGGCGCTCGCTGACAACCTGACGCTTGACGACGAGGCGTCGCTTGAGGCTGCATCGCTGGTCGAACTGCCCGACGAGACGGTGCTGCTGTTCGTCCACTCAACGACGTTGGACCAGGTCGACGTGTACCAGAGCGACGACGAGGGCACGAGCTGGAGCATCTACGCGCGCCGTGTGTTGGACGACCCGCTGTCCACCGCGGACATCCGCGAACTGCGCGCCTGCTACTCGGCTGGCGAAGTCCTCCTGATGGCGTGCTACCGGGACGGCTCGTCTAACCGCACGATGAGCCAGTACGCCAGTGACGACCTCGGCTGCTCGTTCAAGCGGGTAGTGGACGACTGGCGGACCGACGCGACAGAGGACCCGGAAAGCGTCAACGTCGCCGCCGCGAACTCCGGCGGCTTCATCATCGGCTATGCGGACAACGACGGTTCAACGGCGCCGTACCGCACACGCTCGCTCGGGAGCGCCTTCGATGTCGGGACCGGCGCTCCGCTGTCGACCGGGCTGTCTCCCGGCCTGACCGGCGGCGCCTTCGCCAGCATGGCGCTTTGGCGCGACGAGGTCGGTACGCTCTACATCGCATCGAACATCGCTGCGAACGCTCAGATCGCTCTCGTCTCCCGGTCGCTGGACGACGGCGACTCATGGGAAGCCTACGGCTCGCGCGGCCTGCAACTCGCGGAGGGCACGAACGTAAACGACCGGTTCGACCGCTGGTCCATCGCGGAAACGCAGGGCCGTACCGCGATGCTGACGCGGTGGATCGCGACGACAGCGAATGAGGACCCGATGTCGCTGGGCTGCGTATGGCTCGGAGGCCACTCGACGCACACCGCCCCAGCGCAGGATGGCGCGACCCTGTACCGCGACTCCGACCAGATCGCATTCAATGAGCGGCTGAGCGACAACAAGGAGGGCGGGATCTGGCTGCCCATCGAACAGCCCAACCTAATCGGCCTCGGCGCGTGGACGGCAACCGGCGGCGGCGCGGTGACGCTTGCCTCCCCCGGCGTGTTGGAGTTGACCACGACCGCCAGCGCGAAGTCCTACAGCCGGACCTTCGCCGGTGCGTCCGGTGAGCAGGAGTTCGGTGAGTTCGCGGTGGAGATCGACGACGGAGACGGCTCGATCAACAGCGACGTGATCAACGTCTACCTCATCTGCGGGGATGGAACGAACCGCGTCCGGTGTCGGATCCGCCTCTCGTCTGTCGGCTTCCGGGTCTACGACGAGGTAGCGGCGTCGAACGTCACGTCTACGCAGACCGTGGACTTCACTACGAAGAAGCACGTTCGGTTTGCGCTCGACGTGAGCGGGAAGATGATCGTCTGGTGGGCCGCTGCGGCACACAACCGCGAGTGGACAGAGGTGTCGGTGACAGACCTCACGCCGGAGGTCAACGCAGGCAACTGCGAGTATCACTTTGGCAACGGCACCGGGACTGCGGTCTCCCGCTGGTCGCTGTTCGGCTACTGCAACTGGCCCGGCCAGTGGGGCGCCGCCGCTGACTCGCTAGCGGACGACTGGAGCAGCCCCGACGATCTGCACGTCCGCTCCATGCCCGCGTCGTGGGCTCGCGTCTACGACGACATCAGCATCCGGGCAACGTCCGGTCCGGGCATCATCGGGGACTACTGGAACGTTAAGCAAGACAGCGAGTACGCATTGGCCAACGTCTTCCCGGAGATCGACCCGACTCCCGGGCGCGGGTACAGGTCCGTCGACGAGACCGAGAAGATCATCACCATCGACATCAACGGCTTTACTGAGGCTCGGCTCCGCGGGACCTCGCTGGTCGTCGCGCTGCTGCGGGTCAACTTCGACCAGGCCATCCTCGAAGGCAGCGCGGACGGCGTCGCGTGGACTACGGTCGGATCGCTCCGCGCGAACGACGGGCTGACCTCGCTTCAGTTCGACCGTGTCGGGGAGATCGTGTCACCGCTGAAGGGCGGCGCCTCGCACAAGGCTGAGCGCTACCTCATCGCGAACGACCTGAAGGACGGCACGATCAAGCTCGCTGGCGACCCGACGACGTACCGGCGGATCGCGTCGAACACGTCCGGCGCGTGGACCGACGAGACTGCGGCAGTCCCGTTTGCGTGGCTCGCTGACGTGGACGACACGGAAGGGGCCTCCGGCGCGTGCGAGATTTGGACCCGCGACATCGTGGCCGTCATCCACGAGAAGGCGCTGACCTACCGCTACCTCCGCATCCGCATCCCGGCGCAGACGACGGCGAACGGCTACTTTGAGGTCGGTACGCTGTTCCTCGGGTACGTGGACTTCTTCGGGCGCCAGTACGGCCGAGGCTGGTCCGTGACTGAGTCCGCTACCGTCGACGTGGGCGAGATGCCGAACGGCGTCACAAGGCCGGTGAAGCGCGGAGAGCGCGTGCGGCAGGTTGAAATCGGCTGGCCCGACGGCGTCGACGCGACCGACATCCAGGGCGCGGACCCGGTGCCCGACTACATCACCGGCACGACGGCAGGCGTTCCGCAGGCGTCGCCGGCCGACGTGATTCGCAACATCGCAGGACTCATCGACCAGGGAGACGGCGCTGTGCGGCCCGTGCTGTATCTGGGCAGCGTGAAGCGCGACGCCGGGGTGCAGCTGATGAACTCACCGGAGCGGTTCCTGTACGGGCGGGTCACCAGCGAAGCAGGGCGGACGAACGTAACCGGCGACGAGAACGTTTCCGAGCTCGAGCGAGGCGACCGCATCATCATCAGGGAGATCCCGGGGTGAGCGTCTGGACCGCCAACGAACTGCGAGCCGGCGAGCTCCACTGGCTCCTCGACTTCGCGTGGGCCGGCGTGACGTGGCGGTTTGCTGCTCGCCCGATGGAGGTCACGCTCGACGGCGAGGCGCACCCGTACATCGGCGGGCTCGACTGGGGCGGCGTCCTGCTCGACGACATCGACCCGTTCACTGACGCTCCAGAGCCGCGGTCGGCCACGGTCAATCTGTGGTTCCCGCCCGGCGCGAACGTTCCGCTTCTGGTCGCACAAGGTCACGACCTGGGAGCGGCTACCGCGGTGCTTCGGCTGTGGTGCTCCGGTACGACTCGGGCCATGACGATGATCGACGGCGTGGTGCGTGACCCGTCGTATTCTTCAGCGTCGGACCCCGTCGTCTGCACTGTCGAGGAGTTGCCCTTTGCCGATACCGCGCTCTTCCCGGCGCCACTGGCCCGGGTGGACGCCACGTCCTGGCCGACGGCAGCCGGGAAGGCGGTGGGTGAGTACTACCCCTGGGTCCTCGGCTACCCGCCGATCGACGAGACGACAGAGGGTCTGTTTGCTGTGCCCGGTCTTGTCATCGAGACCAGCGGCAGCCCTGCGGCAGTCGACACGATTCTGTTTGCAGGCCACGAAGTAGCCGCGACGCAGGTACGGATTCGGAACTTCGCGGACGACTCGTGGGAGGACTTCAGCGTCACGAATGCGGCGGACGGTCGAGGGCGAATCGTCGCCTACTGCGATGTCTCCGGCGCCTCGACGCTGACCATCGACGACCCTGGAGACGCCTACTGGGTCCGTCTCGGGCCGACGAACGGCGGCGGGCTGCTGGCTGACGGCTCTTCTGTGGCCATGCGCGGTGCTGGCGACGTGCTGGTGTGGATGCTGCGGCAGTCGTCGCTTAGGTGGGACCGTGGGCGGGTCGCTGCGGTGCGCGACCGGATGAACGGTTACAAGATTGACTGCGCCATCACCGTCGGCGCGGAGCGAATCAAGCCGTGGGACTGGATCAGCGACCACATCCTGCCGCTGCTGCCGGTGTCTGCCCGGATGGGGCCGGACGGGTTGTACTTCGCCTGGTTCGACATCGAGGGCGTCGACTCCATCGCGCACCTGAACGTCGACGCTGGGGCGGTGGTTCGCCGGTCCGATGTGTCCTACTCCTCGCGGGACCGCGTGGCCAACGAGTTCCGGTTGTCGTACCGGCTCGACGCTCAGCGGTCGAAGCCGATGCAGTGCTACGTGCTGACCGGCGACTCAGCGACGCTCGACAGCGAGTCTGACGCGGTGCCGAGCCTCGCCTGTAAGCGGTCGGCGCTGGTTCACGGGACCATCGTCAGCGAGTGGTCTACCGACGTGGTGGCGGACTCTGCGACGGCGGGCCGGGTATGTCAGTGGAAGGCCGCGGCGCTGGCGCTCCAGAGCAGGGAGATCGTCGTCGGCGGCGGCGTCGAGTGGGGCTGGCTGCTGCCGGGCTCGCTGGTCACGCTGACCGACTCGACGCTCCATCTCTCTGAGGTTTACGCTGTAGTGGACTCAGTCCCATGGGGACCGGGTATTCTTGACATCGGACTCCGGCTGCTCCCCAGCCCGGCGCGCGACAAGTACAAGGGATAGAAGCATGGCACTTACAAGCATCACGGCGCCCTTCACCAAGGCCGTCGCTCTCTCTACCTCGTACCTCGGCAGCGGGAACGAGATCAGCATCGAGGGCGCGGAGTGGGTCAACATCTGGCTCGACGACGACGCCAAGGTGCTGACGGTCAAGTACCAGGTCAGCGGCGGCGATTGGGTCGAGGCGCCTGCGATGTCCGTCAAGGACATCTGGGAGATCGACAGCCTGAAGCGGAACACGGCGCTGCTCATCGACGCGAAGGCTGACGCCGGTACGCCCAACCTCAACATTCTGGCAGTCTGATGGCAGTCAAGCCCGCAAACCTGACAGCCGAGGTCGCTGCCAACACCGCGCTCACCGCACAGGCGACGACGACGGCGCGCGGGACTGTCGAACTCGCGACAGCCGCAGAGGTCACGACCGGCACGGACACCGGCCGCGCGCTGACGCCTGACGCGCTGGCGAACAGCACGCCCGTCTTCAACGGCTCCGGGCTGACGAACCTGCCGACCGGAGCGCTGTCCGGCCCGGTCATCGGCACACGCTGGAGCGCCGCAGGCATCCTCCTCGGTCTGTCGTGGGGCCAGCACGATCTCACGGACGTGGCCGACCTCGAAGCCTCTCCGGGTGACGGCGTCTGGGGCAACTCCGACAACCTGACGACAGGCACGATCAGCGGGTCCGCGCTGTCCATCGCGGGCGACGCTGGCGAAACGCTGCGTTGGGGGTCTGGGGCGTTCAACGAGGCGCCGTGGTACTACTGGCTGCTTCCTCGCGGACCGCATGGAGCCGCTATGGTGGCTTTTCAGGCCCACGTCCAGACCGACGACACACTCGCATCCCCTGGGGCAGGGACGTTCCAGTTCGCCGGGATTGTCTTCACCGAGGACGACGACACCCCGGACGATGGGACGTGGCAGCGCGTCGTTATTGGCAACTACAGCACCGAGGGCCTCGTCGTCAGGACCGACGACTTCAACTCCGCGAATCCGGGGAATCAGGTCGCCCTGACATCCGCAACCCAGGGTTGCTGGGTGCGATGCATCCTCCTGCCCAGCGGGAAGCCGAGATGGCAGGTCTACGATGCGCCGCACACATCTGAGCCGGATGAGTCTGACTGGGTGAACCTCGCCTTCGAGAACTCGACGCTGCCAGACGCCGGATTGACATCTGACGTGGCGGCGTGCCGGATCGTCCTGCACACCTACGACGCTGGCGTGCTGAACGGCATTCAGTGGAACTGGCGCCACATCAAGGTCGGCTTCGTCGGCGAAGTGACGGTCGCTTAGGAGCCCTGCATGTGCGCCGACGGTCCGACCCTGCTGCTTGTCGAGGACGACGCCGGACAGGCGTCCGCTCTCCGCGTCCTGCTGGAGCGGGACTACTGGGTCCACCGGGTGAGCACGGAGCAAGAGGCGGCGGCGGCTCTGAAGACGTTCGACTTCGACCGGGTTGTGTGGGAGATCGGACTGACCGACGACGGCGACGAGCTCCTCGCAGAGTTGCAGTCAGCCATCGGAAATTACCCGGCGTCTACCATCCGAGCCGCGATCCACCACGGCTCTCGTCTAGCCGTCGCGCGCTTCCGGGCGGCGTATGGGCTCCAGCGACATCCCGTCTGAGGAGGTTCAGCGGCTCCACCTCGAAGTCGCTCTCTCGCTCGGAGAGCAGCTGCGGGTCGTCGTGGAGATGTTGGACCACCGGACCGCGCCAGTCATCGAGGGCGTGTCTGAGATCCGCGCCGGTCTCGCTGCCGTCCGCGCCGAAATCGTCGCTCTGCGGGACATCGACAGCCGCCACGACGAGGCGCTGAAGTCGGGCGCCTGGCTGACCGAGGACGGCTGCGGGGCGCGGTGCAAGCTCGGAGAGGTGCGGGCGGAGTTGAAGCGGCTCCAGGAGGCGCTACAGTCCGCGGAGCGTGCCGTCGGTGCCGTCGAGGCGAAGGTAACGCCTGTCTACCGCATCGCCATCGCTCTCGGCGTCGCGTGGGCTGCGCTCGTCTCGCTGCTGCTGTTCCTGACCGCGCTGGGGAAGTTGGCCGGCACGCTCGGGGACATTCTCTGAGCCACGCTGCCATCGCGGGCGCTCTGCTGCTGCTCGCCGGGTTCTTGCTGCTGCTGTCCTCGGAGCGGTAGTCAGCCGTCCCGCCGCGTCATGCCGACACCCGACCGGGCTGCGCCGATGTCTAGTCCGGGACCGGCGGTGCGTGGTCCGGGATGAAGGAGAGCGCCTCAGCGCAGGCAGTCACAGTGCCGCGCGAGTCCCTGTGCTCCGTCGACACCTGGACCAGCAGACCGCCTGAGATGGCCATGCCCTTGGTCGACTTCATCCAGCCCTGCCCCTTGCTGGACGCCTTGCAGATCAACTCCCAGACATCGGGGTCGCCTGTGACCTTGATGTCGCTGGTGGTCTTCCTCGCGTCTGCCGTGCTCGTATTGTCTGGCATCTTCTCTCCATGTTGTGGCCTGTGGCCGGTGGTCACTGTTCTGGCTCAGGATGATCACACGTGCCGTCCGCCAGCGGCCACGCCCCGCATCGCCTGCACCGCGGATGGTCCGGTGCCTCCTGGCCGACGCTTGCGACGGCCGCCGACGACCAGACGAACGTACCGTCCAGCGTCACTTCGATCCCGCTGTCGCGAATCGCGATGCCGAAGATGCCTTGGTCTGTACGGAATCCGACGCCGCTGAAGGCATCTACGATGATGAGGCCCTCTGGGCCAACGTCGAGGTACCTGCAGATGTCGACAAGGGAGATGGCCACCCTGGCAGTAGTGCTACTCTCGTCGCGGGGCATATCGAACTCCAGTTCGTCGCCCGTCGCGCTGGGCCTGACCGTACAGCGGCGCGGGGTGCCCCACCTTAGCACAGCATCAGCGCTCGTCCCGCCGCTCCACAGCCTCGGAGACAAGCCGCCGCAGCCGGTCTGAGTCCGAGTCCCCCGGCAGCGCCCGCAGCGCGTCTCGGAGCGACTCAGGCAGGCGCGCGGATACGCTGACGGTGCGCTCCTCGCTGAGCGCGCGGAAGTTGGGGTTGCCGGGCTTGCGGCTGGGCTGCGTCATCGGTCGGCCTCCAGGCTCGCGGCGTGCATGCACACGCGCCGGAGCGCCTCTGCGTCCACCCAACGGGAACCATCCGGCAGAGTGCGTGGGTCGTCCGGGTTGAGGCCCGCGAGGCTCGGGACGATGGTCCCGATGATGTGCCCAGCCACCTTTGCGGATGCCCATCCCGCGTCCTGCGGGTGCCCGGTCAGGACGACTGCCGGAGCAAGATCGAAAAACGGCGAGGCGATACCACGGAGCGGGCGGACATGTCCGTAGTCCAAACCCATCAGCCACCACGCCGCGTGCGCCCGGCCGGTGGCGTCGGTGAGGTCGAGGGCGATGAGGTGGATCGCGACGTTCAACCACCCGTTCCAGACCCCGACCGCGTTTCCATCGCCACGGCACGCGTTGATCTCGCGGACGACGCTCGGCTCCCGCTTGCGGCCTACGAACACCGGGCTTCCGCGCCGCAGCAGGCCGGGGATGGAGCCGGGAAGGGTCAGGCTGTCTCGCAGATCGCTCATGCTCTCCTCCGTGGTGCGCCGGCATCCCCCGGCGCTGGGGGTGATTCTGACGGTGCGCTCTTCGCTGAGCGGGTGGAAGTTGGGGTTGCCTGGCTTGCGGGGCTCGGTGTACTCGCGGCAGTCGCACCCGGCTTCCTGGCAGTGGGCGCCGCCGTCGTAGTGGTGCGCCCACAGGTGAAGGCACGTGCATCTCGGAATCGGATTCATCTCTCATCCTCCTTCGCCGCGGCATCCCCCGCGGCTGGGTGGTGGGTGGTTAGGGGCGGCGGTGGCCGCATCCCATCTTGGAGTTGGGGCGGTCGTGCGGGACGAGGCGCTTGGTGAAGGAGTTGTACTCAGTGTGGGCGCCGCAGCACTTGCAGCGGACGGGCCGGTAGATGTTCGCGGTGGAGGTGATGTGGTGGGCGGCGTTGTTGTGTGCGTTGCTCATGAACAGAGACTAACCGCAGACCAGCGTTGCGTCAACACTATTATCGGGAATGCCTGAAAATAGTTCGCCAGTTCGCCGCGGTGCTGCGTTCCGGGTGGACCACGGGGACGGGCACGCGCTAGGGTCGGGTATGCCTCAGTTCAGCCAGAGAAGCCTAGACCGGCTCGACACGTGCCACCCGGCGCTGCGGACGCTGATGCACGCCGCCATCAAGCACGTGGACTTCACGGTGCTCTGCGGCATCAGGACGGACGCAGAGCAAGCGGAACTGTTCCGGCAGGGCAGGAGCCATCT